GTTGTCGGTGCCCATCTTGCTCGACGACGGATCGCCTGCCGCCGTGATGAGCGAGGAGCCGAACGAGCCGCCGGTGAGCTGGGTGGTCGTGTCGTAGACGGTCACGGTGTCGCGGTCGGTGTCGGCGACGCCCGTGAACTGGGCCGAGGTCACGCGGAAGTCCACTCGGTTCCCTACCGCAGTGCCGAGCGACCAGCGCATCCGCATCGGCTGACCGGCGAGGAAGCTATCCCAGATGTCGTAGTTGCCCGAAGCGACGACCGCGTCGGGGTTCCAGGTGAGCTGGGGGTTGCGGTCGGTGATGATCGCGTGCTGGAAGCCCTTGACCGCGTTCGTGTTCTCGCGGACCGTCATCTCGTTGCCGAGCGTGAAGGTCATCGAGTTGAACAGCGACCCGCTCCAGAGCGCCGTCGTGCCCGTATCATCACCAACGCCGAGGCCGGTGTTGATCCAGGCGGGCGGGACTTCGGCGGTGTAGATGTGGTCGCTCGGATTCGCCGCATCCGTCACCGAGTTGAGGTAACCCTGGAAGGTGAAGTTGATGACCGCCCGGTCGCCGTGCGTGAACGCGATTTCGAAGGTACCCTTGCAGCCGACCGCCTCAACATAGGTGCCGCCGAGGTAGAGGCGCATCGTCACGGTCGAGTTCGCTTGCTGGTCCGTCGATGCGGTGTTGGGGACGTAAGCGACACCGAACTGCGTCGCGGTCAGGCCGGTCGCGGTGGCCGTCGCCCCGGAGTGCTGGGACTTGATCGTCGTCGCGCCGAGCGAGGAAGCCTGGAAGGCCCAGAGCTCCGTGTCCCCGTAGGCGTTGCACCCGAGCGACTTGGCGTCGGGAGTCGAATAGGTACCGGCCACCCCCTCGATGCCTTCCAGGTGATAGAAGGGACCGCCGCTGTATGTGGTGCCCGTGACCGCGTAGTAGTAGGCGGGGATCTCCGAGAGGCCACACGCCTTGAGGAGCGTCCCCATCTTGGGCGCGGTGCCGCTACTCACCCCCGTACCCGGACCGGCGAGTTCCATGCCGAAGCTGAACTCGACCGTGGCGACCGGGTTCGTGCCGCCGCCCTTGCCCGTGCCCGGCACCGTCTGCACCTGCTTCGTGAACGACTGCGACTTGAGAGGCCGCTCGAACATCAGCGGAGTCACCGTGTACTGCGGCTCGATGACCTCGAAGAAGTCCGTCGAGGTGGTGATCGTGGCCGCCGTGCCCGGAGTGCCTTCCGAGGCGGCGAAGAGGAGGCGGTCGAAGTTGCGGTAGACCATGACGGGATTCGCTCAGGTAGCGGTGTTGAGGTCGGTGCGGAAGGTACGGTAGGCGACGAGAACCGTGCAGTCAGCGATGGCGACCGGCTCCTCGATCTGGGTCGGGTAGTAGACCTCGTCGGACATCATACGAGTATTCAGCGCACGGCCCCCTCGGGTGATGTCCACCAGTAGCGACTTGTGCACGTCTCGGATGAAGTTCTCAAGCGCCTGGACGGCGTCGGTGCGCGTGCGAACCACCAGCGTCAGCCGCAGGCGGTAGTTGCCGTGGATCGCCAGCGTGGTCGCGGCCCCGGGCTGGTCGTACTCGGTGCCCAGCGGCGTGATCACGATGGCCGGGTACTCCTTGAGCTCGATCGGAACGGTCCCGATCCGGGTCACCAGCGCGACATCGGTGTAGTAGTCCGCGCCCGACACGATCGCCGCCAGCGTCGTCTCGACGTTCTGGAGGATCGCCTCCTTGACCGGATCACCGCTAGGGGGCATGGAGGAACTCCTCGAGCTCGATGTCCACGATGAAACGTACCGGCGACTCCGCCCGCACGTTCACCCGCTCGTTCAGGATTCGGACCTGGACGGTCTCCGAAGTGCCGCCCGCCAGCTCGAAGCCTCGAATCGTGATGTCGATAGGCTCGCAGCCCATCGCCGAGGAGTCGATCAGGGCGATGAGCTTCGTGTAGTCGTCCGGCGTCAGGTTCCGCAGGTTGAGCGACCACATCCGAAGCGCCTGCTGACCGTTCGGCCCCGTCGAGCTGAGGGTCTGGCGGCGGTGGATCAGCGGCGAGTCAAGCGGCGCGATCTTGCCACGGCGGTCCAGGAGCATCCCCTGCGGGAAGCTCACCAGCACGTCCCAGGTGTCCACCGAGGCGTGCGTCACGACTCCAGCGACCTCCGGATCGCCTCGATGAACCGGGCGCGGATCTCGTCGCCGCTGCCGTCGATCGTCTCGCCCATGCCGAGCCTCGGCGGGATCGTCACCGACTTGACCAGCGCCCAGATCGGGGTCGGTTTGCCGCCCTTGTCCACCATGATCGCTCGCCCGCTGATGTACGTCTCGAGGCCGCCTGCGGTCATGTAGCGGCCTGCCCGCTCCACGATCTCGTAGTCCCCCTTCACGTCACCAGCAGGCGTCAGGATCTCGGGGAGCGGCACGCGCAGCCACTTCTTGCGGACCGGGCGCACGACTCCGCCGTACTCCTGGAGCGCCGCGTACTTCACGTCGCCTCCCCCCGCGACGATAACCGTGCGGAGGTCGCGCAGGCGGTCGCCCTTCTTGAAGCCGCGAACCGTCCTCGCGAGCCGCCCCGTGCGAACCTGGATCGGTGACTTGGCGGCCCGCTTGCCCGGCGAGTAGTCGGTCATGCGGCGCACGAGCTTCGCCGGGATGTCCTGAGCGATGTCGCGGAACGCGAGGCCGAACTGGCGCTCGAGCCTCGGCGTGGCCTTGCCGAGCATCTTGAGCCCGTCGTCGTCCGCGACGATCTCCCAGCCGTTGCCTCGGAATCGGTCAACCATTGGCAGCGAAGCGGAGACGGCGGTACGGGCTCAGGGCCTCGATCACGTCGGGCACGAGGTTGAGGGGCCTCTCGTACTGGATGGATGATCCCCCCGTGTTGATGTTGTTCCCCTGCGGCGTGTCGCGGCGACGCCACATCGCGACCGTCTGGAGGTCGGCGGCCATCGCGATATCGGGGTACTCGCTAATCAGCGTCGCCGTGTCGGCAGCGAAGCCCGCCGTGTAGACGACCTGGATCACATCCGGCGCGGTCGCGTAGTTGTCGTCGAGCCAGTTCCGCACCGGGTAGAAGGTGAAGTGGAGCGTCCCGTTGTCCGCGATGACGTGGTAGTCGTTCGAGCTCGTCGCCGTGACCGCGCCGAAGTTCCAGTCGAGAGCGATCTTCACCGACGCGATCGAGGTCACGGGGTAGGCTCGAAGATAGATCCGGTCCTGGCGCGGCTTGATCGAGTACGTCTCCGTCCTCGCGGTGAGCTGGAGCGGTCGGTCCAGGTACGCCTCGATCCGCTTCGACACGGCGGACACCATCGTCCCCAGGACCGCGTCCTGGCTCGATCCGGTGATGTCCAGCAGGGCCTTGACCCGAGCGACCGTGGTAGCGTCCATCTACTCCTCGGGGTCTCCGAGTCGCTCGGGCTTCGCGGCGCTCTTCTTGGTCTTCTTCTTCTTCGTCGTCGCCAGAGTCTCTTCGGCCTCGAGCGTCGGCTGCGCTTGGATCTTCTCGAGGTAGTCGAGGATCACCGGAGAGGCCGAACGACGCACGGGCGAACCCGACTCCGGGTAGTACTTCTCGCGCTCGTTGAACAACATCGTAGAGGCGAGGGCGTTCGCGCCCGGCTTCCCCTCGGTGTCGAAGCCGTCGAAGTACTCGCCGGCCTCAGCGCGAATGGTTCCATCCGGCCAGTAGACCGTGCAACCTTCGCGGACCTTGTAGACCGCCATCACTCCTCCCCCTTCTTGAAGCGGTCGAGGATGCCCTTCTTCTTGGTCGCCTTCTTCTTGCTGGCCTTCTTCTTGGCCTTGGGCTTCTCCTCCTCCTCGTCGGGCATGATCTCGTCGAGCATGGAGAGGATCTCGGCCTCGAGGCCGCCCCAGTCGTCGGCCTTGGCGTCGGGCTTCGACTCGCCGTACTCCTGCGCCAGTTTCCCGGCATCGTAAGCGTCGGGCTGGGCCTGGCGCTCGGTCGGTTCAAGGGCGTCGCCCTGGCGTTCGAGGGTGGCGCGCTCGTCGGGAACGAGGGCGCTGATGACGTAGCCGCGCTCGCCGCGCACGGTGCCGTCAGGGTAGTAGAGGGTGTGACCCTTGCGGACTCGGTACTTCATGCGTGGATCTCCTAGATCTCGATGTTGGGCGAGGATGCCGCTCCGGTGGCGGGCGAAGTCGCGTCGGTCTGGTACGGCATGAGGACTGCCGAAACGCTGTAGAACAACGCGGTGCCCCCCCCATGCTCGACGCGAACCCGAAGGAAGCGCTTCGTGTTGTTGAGGTCCACCCGGATCAGGCGCATCTCATCGCCCGCGTTCGTGTCGCGGAACGGTCCGAGGCTGGCGTCCTCGGTCGAGTTGAGCTGCTTGCACGCGGTGTAGACACCGCCACTCGTCTCCGAGTGCTCGACGTGGAACGTCACCACGTTCGCGCCTGCGCCCAGCGTGCCGCAGTTGATGACGATGGCCGCGTAGGCGAAGTTCGCGGTGTCCACCGCTTCGCCGTTGCGGGTCGCGGTGTAGGAGCCCGCCGGGTGAAAGGCGGCGATGGCGACGGCGTTGCCGAGGTCGAGGACGGCCATGATCTAGCAGGTGAAGTTGAACGGCGTGGAGTTGCCAGTATCGTAGGGCTGCACCATCACGCAGACTCCCATGAAGGTATCGTGCTGGTCGATGATGGCGTGGATGCGGATGTAGCGTTTCCGTCGGTCGAGGTTGATGCGACCGATGAACGATTCGGTGTCGTTTTCTTGAGTCACGACCGGGAGCGCAGCCTCGTCGATGTGCTCCCAAGGACCGGAGGCGTCTGAGGACTCGTCGATGTGAACCGTGACCGATGCGTTCCGCTTCACGGCTCCCGTGCTCATCAGTACCACCGCCTGGCGATAGCCTGCAGTGTCGAGCGCTTCGCTGTAATGATCGCCGGAGTCCCAGAGGTCGGCCTTGAAGACCTTGACCAGGGCTAGGCTACTTGCGAGGTCGTCGAGCGCCATGAATGAGTCAGGGGTGATGGAAGGGGGGAGGACGAGTCGCTTCCCAAGCTCGCCCTCCCCCCGATAGATCAGACCTCGAAGGAGAAGGTCGAGCCGTCGCCCGTGTAGTACGGGGTCAGAATGACGGAGACGCCGTAGGACTGGCTCCCGCCGACGCCCGTGCCGACGACACGGATGTACCGCTCGGTCCCCGTGAGGTTGACTCGAGCGACGTAAACGGCGTTGTCGTTGCCGGTCGTGACCTGCGTGAAGGCCGCGCCGGTGATGTCGGCGAAGGAGTCACCCGAGCCGTTGTCGGACGACTCCTGGAGCTTCACATCGAGGGAGGTAGTCACCGTGCCCACGTTCAGGATCACGAGGGCCTGGTGGAAACCGAGGGTATCGACTCCGGTGCCGTTCGTGGTGCCGGCACCGTAGTCGTCGGCGATGATCCCGACAGCGGCCTTGAAGGCCGCGACATCAGAGAGGCTCATGGATCAGACTCCTGCGCGCTAGACGCTGTAGGTGAAGGACTCGGCGTGGCGGACGGCAACGTCCACCCGCATCGTGGCGCGGATGTGCGTCTGGTCCTTGCTGAAGGCGTCGTCCGAGGTGTCGGACGCCAGGAGGCGCATCCCGCCCCAGCGGGCGATCATCACGTCGTCCCAGTTCCCGAAGACGATCGAGTTCGAGCTGGAAGCGACGGTCGGGAGCTGGGTCGAGGTGCGGATCGGATAACCGAACAGCGTGTCGGCGAAGCCGGTCGTGGTGTTGACCGGAGCGACGGGGATGTAGGGGCCGCCCCCGTTCTCAAGGATCTGGCGGCACTTCGACAGGGCGAGCGGGTGCATCGCCCAGCCGAGCTTGCCGCGCAGGGCGTTGTTGTTGCTCAGGTCGTCGATCGCGTCCATCAGCTCGCTGACCGTCGGAGCGGTCGAAGCGTCCATCGAGGTCGAGAAGGTACCGACGCCCGAAGTCTGGATGATGCCGACCGGCTCGCCAGCGCCACCGCCCGAGGAACCGTTGAGCACGCCGAGATCGACCGCGAGGCCGAGCTGCTGCGCCAGGTCCTGCTCGATGATCTGGTCAGCGGCAGGCTGCGAGGTCTCGAGGAGCAGGTTCGACAAGATCACGCGACCGGCGACGGTCTTCGGAGTCATGTTGATCTGCTCGAAGCCGAGGTCCGACGCGGTGATCGTCGAGTTCTCGGACACCCAGTAGCCGGTAGCGGCGGTGGACAGCTTCGGGATCGTCACCGGGACGCCGGTACAGGTCATGTCGCGAGCGCCGAGGTCGTAGGCGATGACTTGCGCTTTCAGCTTCTCGATGACCTGCGCGATCGCCTCCTCGGGGACGATGTAGCCGCCCGCCGTGTCGGTACCCTGGCTCATCGCCTTCGCCTTCATGTTGGCGAAGACTTCAGCCTCGTAGGGCGCGTCGTCGAAGTTCTTGCGGGCCAGCGCACGAACAGCGCGGGAGAGCGAGAAGGCGTCGCGCTCGTTGCCCTTGGCGATCTCGACGCCGGGCAGGTGGGCGCGACGCTCTTCGGCGAGCTGCTCCTTCACCTGGCCGATCTCGTTCTCGAGCGACTTGATCGTCTGCTCGAGCTCCTTGCGGCGCTCACCGTCCTCGGTGCGCCACTCCTCGATGTGACCCTGGACGGTGTCGCCCAGGCTCTTGAGTTGAGCCTCGAAGTAGTTCTCCATGCTCACGATTCACCTCATCCGCTTGATGCGGGTCAGGAAGTCTTCGGTCAGTTGTTGCAGTTGCTTCTCCTCACGCTCCCGGTCGTGAGCATCGGAGGGCTTGGCATCGGGCAGCGACTTGCTACCGCCTCGCACCTCACTCATCGCGTGGATTCGCTTGGTCAGGTCGCTGATCGAGTCGATCAACGTGGTCAGTGCCTTGGCCTGCTCAGTCTGAGCGGCCACAAGCCCCGTGTAGATGTCCTGGTCGGCGGACTTCTCCGCGACCTCGGCGACTTCGTCGTCGTCGTCCTCGCCCTCCATCATGGCGAGGTCGAACTCCACCACGAGGCGGCCCTCCTCGGTGTAGGCCGAGTGGACGTGCTTGCGGATCGACTCGGGGAGCGCGGCGGCGAGGTCGAGGGACTTCTCCTCGTCCTCCTCCTTGCCGTAGTCGCCCTTGTCCTCGTCCTCTTCCTCCATCATCTTGACCCGCTTGAGGTCGGCGAAGCGGCGGACGACCCGCTTGTCCTTCGGGCTCATCTTCTCGTCCACCTCGTTGATGAGCGCCGCCGGGTTGTCCGGGCTCGCTTCGGTCATCTCCTTGGTGTCCGGGTGCTGCATCCGGCCCTCGTACTTGATCCGCTCCACGCGACCGTAGGACCGCTCCTCGTCCTCGCCGGTGTAGCTCACCATGTCGCCGACCTTGATCTGG